AAAGCTGTTGATCTGGTTCGATCCTATCACAAAATGTACGGATAAGAAAATGCGGCTTCGGTCGCATTTTTTTTGACAATAAGCATGTACATTATTTTGAAAACAAGATAGGGTAGTAAAGTAAGCTAAGGAGAAAAACATTGACTACCATCACCTTCGATTTCGACTATAACCACAACATTTTCGAAACCCTCACTCCTTACTATCCTCACATCATCAATATCAACTATAACTCCGATACCCCTTCCGGAAATCCTACCATTACCATCACCTTCACTCTTCTCGAAATTCTCAACCGATTCAAAACCGAAAATTACCTCTAAAACCGACCAACTAAGGAATTTGACAATGACTATCGATGAATTCAACGACCTCTTTGAAACGCATGACGATCTTTGTGATAAGTACATGGAGTACATCATGGAGAATGCGGATCCCAGTGAAGTCACAATCTGTAACGGCGATACGCTGATTGAAGCAGCTGAACGTGGTTACCTCTTCCAGGACTTCTATGAGCACTGCATAAAAGTCGGTATCGAAAATATTTAAAAATAAAGGTGTACATTTTATCAAAACTTTGGTAAGGTGGATATATGATGAAGAAGGAAACGAAAATGACTGCTCCAAAGACTATCCTTATCGGTGATCGCGTTCGCTACGAGTCTGCTCTCGGTACCATCCGCGGTGAAGTCGTCAAGATCACAAAAGACTGGAATGCCAACCGCGATCTGATTGACTGGATCTATATCCAGTATTACAACGAGAAGTCACCTTCGAAGCACTCCATTGTCCGTCTCGCCGATACGGCTCTCGAGATGATGAAGTTTAAAGTTATTTTTCGTGATTGCATCAACTACGATGCTCTCGCAGAGCAAGCTGCTCATGAACGTATGATGGAGATGTAAAATGAAGTATCCTGAACTGAAGTGGGTTGTGCTGTGTCTGTGGAAGAACAGCTCGTATTGGGAAGCCATCGCTGCTTTCAATTGCGAAAGCGCCGCCGTCTCGTACAAGGAAAATTGTGAGAATGTCAACGCCGGCTGGCTGACATATAAGATTGAGGAGATTGTTGATGAATCGCGTTGAGTATAATGCTGAAACCGCGCTGGTGACTGTCCAGATCGAACATAAAGTGTTTGTCGCCGCAGCAGTCGATTGCATTGGATATCCTGAAACAGTTCTCGAGAACGCGACCGAACAAGTCCTTGAAGAACTCGGTTTCGAGTTCTCACACGGTCTAAACGCATATTAAGGAGTTAATAATGACTACTATTTCTGCTAAACGCCCTCATCTCACTGACGGCACTAACGTCAACCTTCGTACGGTAACTAAGTATGCGAAGGAAGCCACAACAGCCCTCGAGCAAGCCGGTGAAACCGAGGCTGCGCATTATTTCGAAATGTTTTATGAATATCTGCTTCGAGATGTTGCTAACGGTAAGCCATTCGGGTTTACCTATAAGTCTCTCGGTCTGTAAGGAGTTTATGGTGTCTACTCCAGTGATTGAATACTTTGGCATCGATACCGTTCAACAAGCCATCGCTGCATATTTTGCCAAGCATGGCGTGACAGAAGACATTCGCGACTATCTGATGACACTCGAGGACGAAAAACCCGATGACTTTTTTCAGCTAGTTTCTGATTTTATCGAAAAATAAACATGTACATTATTTCAAAACTTTGGTAGTATGAATAATAAGCTAAGGAGATTGAAATGACTAAGCCTACTTACTCGCTCTTTAAGGAATCCAACTGGGGCACCACTCGTTGGGTGGTTGCAGCGCCATGGAGTTCTCCATTCGGTCGATACCGGACTGCATCGGCCGCTCGTAAGGATGCGAAGGTATATGGCTTGAAGCTCAAGCGGCGCGAAGATTTTGATTCGCAATATTTTTAAAAATAAACATGTACATTATTTCAAAACTTTGGTAGTATGAATAATAAGCTAAGGAGATTGAAATGAACATCTACACCAGTCAGATTGCTACAGCTCTTCAGATTTCTTTGGAAGCTGCCGCGCAGGTTCAATATCACATGGAATGTGATGACTTTGATTTCAGCGAGTCTTCAACGCGGCAGCTGATCAATGTTGCAAAGCGTATGGTCCGCGACATGGCTTATTTCGACGAATGCTGCTTGCAAGCATCTTAATTTAAAAATAAACATGTACAATATTTCGAAAACAATGTAAGGTGGATCTATAATGAAGAAGGAAGCAAACAACATGATTCAAGTTTTTCGTAATGCCAAAGCCGTCATGACTCCGAAACAGTTCCGTAACGAGATGATCGCCGGAGTTGCTTTCATCCTCGGCTTTCCGATCTTATTCGCTGCGCTGTGGGTGATCACTCCAGCGTAAATTAAACATGTACAAATAGACCATTCTATGGTAGAATGGTTATACCAAACTGAAAAAGGAAACTATATAATGGCTCATATGATTGAATTCCTCGACGGCAAGGCTTCGATGGCTTATGCAGGCGAAACTCCGTGGCATCACCTCGGCACGAAGGTCTCGAACGACCTTACGCCTGCTCAGATGCTGAAAGCAGCAAACCTTGACTGGAAGGTCAATCCAGTTCCCGCGTACGCAGATGTCGGTGGCAAGCAGGTTGATATCGGTCGCTCCGCTCTGGTGCGTGACGTCGACAATAAGATCCTCGACGTGATCACGAACGATTGGGTACCGAATCAGAACGAATCAGCTTTCGAATTCTTCAATGATTTCGTTTCAGCTGGTGAGATGGAAATGCACACCGCTGGTTCGCTTCGTGACGGTCAACTTGTTTGGGCCCTGGCAAAGGTGAAGGATTCCTTCGAGTTGTTCAAGGGCGATCAGGTTGATTCCTATCTGCTCTTCACCAATCCGCATAAGTATGGTTGGTCGATCGATGTTCGCTTCACTCCAGTTCGTGTGGTTTGCAACAACACTCTCACTCTCTCGTTGAACAGCCAGTCGAGTAAGATTGTGAAGGTCAGCCATCGTCGCGAGTTTGACGGTGACGTTGTCAAGGAAACACTCGGTGTCGCCAAGGAAAAGCTTGCCAAGTACAAGGAAATGGCCGCTTATCTTGGTTCGAAGCGCTACACTGACGAGAACATCGTCGAATATTTCCAGCGTGTGTTCCCTGTGACTGGTTCGAAGAAAGATCTCAGCAAGAATGCTGGTATCGCTCTCGAAATCATGGATCAGCAGCCAGGTGCTGAATATGGCGAAGGTAGCTGGTGGCAGGCTTTCAATGCCGTCACCTTCATGACCGACCACATGATCGGCCGCAATGCAGACAATCGTATGACTTCTGCTTGGTATGGTTCGAACAAGAACCTGAAGACGAAGGCACTCGAAACTGCGGTGGAGTTTGCAGACGCCACATAATGCGATTGGGAGAGCTTCGGTTCTCCCAATTATAAATACATTCATGGTAGAAGAAACTGGTAATTACTTCATAGGAATGTCATTAGAAATGGAAGACGATGATATCGTCTTTCCTGTAGTATTCCACACAAAGGATTACAGAGAAGCTCTTGCATTGACTCGGTGTATTACTGGAGGAGATCCAAGAAAACGCGTGATGTTTGCTAATATTAAAGAGGGATTTTAATATGAAGAAGCTAATTACATTGGCAATTGTTAGTAGCATGCTCATCTCTGCTCCAGTGCTTGCACAAAACAATGATCGCAGACAGTGGAATGATCAGAATCAGCGCCGCGGCGGAGGCTGTGGTTGGCTTTGTGGAGCTATTATCGGAGGAGTCGTTGTAGGAGCGCTTTCCTCTAACAATAGCCGAGAACGTAGACAGAGAGAGCAATTCCAAGATTTTGATTATCGCTACTATCCGTATCCTCCAGATTATAGATATGACAGACGCTACTGCGTTCGCGAACAGATCACTGAATGGTATCAAGGCGAACGCTACGTTTATTGGGAAACTCGTTGCAACTAAGGAATAATATATGAAGAATTTTATTGCGCTAGCTCTTATTATGCTAGCAACTCCAGCATTTGCTCAGAAGACACCTGTCGGTGTGACATATGATGCGAAGATTATCCGCGCGATTGATGGTGATACGATCGTGATCGCTGCGCCATATCTTCCAGCTCCTCTCAAGCCTGAACTCGGTGTTCGTATCTTTGGTGTTGACACTCCAGAAAAAAGCTTTCGCGCGAAGTGCGATATCGAGAAGCAGCGCGGCGAACAGGCTTCTGTCTTCGTCAAAAATCTGATTACCAGTACGAAGAAGCATCAAGTTGTTCTGTATGATTGGGACAAGTTTGGCGGTCGTGTACTCGGTGATATGTTGTTTGATGGCGTGAGTCTTCGCGAACTGCTTATTAAGAATGGTTTTGCACGTGCATATTTTGGAGATGCAAAGCAGTCTTGGTGCAATTAAACATGTACAATTAAAGCCCGTTACGGTATAAATAGAATATCAGTTGTTGACAATCAACAATAAAGGCGGAAAGACCGGGGTTCGACTCCCCGCACCTCCACCATCTACGGGGGTGACCAGGATATCGATTTTCGTGTAATAGGGCGGTTCGAGACTGATTGCTTGGCAAAGTGCCAAAAAACAATAAATGCTAACGATAACGATAGCTTTGCAGATATCCGCTTAGCGGCATGATCTACACGGGTATGGGCACCACCTTGGAACAGCACGGGCCCACTTACTTTGAAGTGTTCTAAAAGTGCTACGAGTCGCCCGAAAAACGGCCGGCAGTAATATAAATAAAATATCACGACGGAGGTTAGAATCCTCCATTGACTCTTACAAAACTTCAAGTCTTAGATGGCTAGAAAGCGGCATCGCTCGGATGTCACCGACGAAAACACTAATGATTTTGCATTTCCAGTAAGAGGGAAATGGATGGAAGATACTTCGTTATTTTTGTGTGTATCTTCTTATAGCGATAGAAAACTATATGGCTGAGATGCCTGTACAGTAGTCTCTATTTGCCAAAGTCATTAAGACTAAGAGGAAAAACATGAAACTTTTCGAAAACAGAAAAGATTTCCCGTATCTACGTTGGGCTAAAGGCTTTATCATAGGTGTTATTATATTAACAGGCGTGACTTTAGCTACTCCAACCAAGCAACCTGAAGTACAGCTCGTAAAAAGTGCTGCGAATCAGGTAATTGAAAAAAAGATTATTGTAAAAGAACCCGTATATCTTAATCAATACGACAAACAACAAATCAAGTGCATGGCCGAGAATACATATTTTGAAGCAGGCCATGAGCCAATCAAAGGCAAAATCGCGGTGAACAATGTAGTATTAAATCGCGTAAAAGATGAAAGATTCCCAAAAACTCCATGCGCGGTCATTAATCAAAAGACCAGAGGCGTATGCCAATTTTCATGGAAGTGTGAGGGAAGAAAGAGAATAGCTGATATGATCGCGTATCGTAAGGCAGTAGAAGTAGCTGAAGACGTATATCTGGGTAACCACGGCGATGTTACAAGAGGCGCAAAATTCTACCACGCAGATTATGTAAAACCTTCGTGGGGCAGAGTTTTTGATCGTACGACTAAAATCGGCTATCACATTTTTTATAGAGGATAATTATATCATGGTGGACGACGTCATTTCAACAAAAGCATTGACTTCTGAAAAGTTTATCAAAGAAATTGAACGACTGGTTATTAATTATGATTTAGATTATATGGATGCCGTCGTCCACTATTGTGAAAAGAATAACATCGAGATTGAAGCAGCCGCGAGTATTATTCGTAATAATATTCGAATCAAGGCAAAGCTTCAGGACGAAGCAGAAGGACTTAACTTCATGCCAAAGCGAGCTAAGCTGCCAATATGACTCCATTCGAGAGCTATACCACCTTTCTCGCCCTTAAAAATCACTTCACAACAGATAGCTACGACTACATCAAATACAATGGCAAGATAGGCGCAAAGCCTTCGAGCTTCGACGTGCGTAAGGATAAGTATCAATTCTACAAGCTGTCGAAACACAAGGATCCTCTGAAATATCTGGTCGCCAACTTTATCGACGGCGATCTGAAATGGATCGGCGATTTGTTCGATGATGACTCAGAAAAAGTATACAACGAATGGTTGAAGAGACAACAGTCTCTTTCTTATATCTTTGAAGAAGATGTAAAAAAGCTATGTACAAATTTCAATGATTGTGTTATTGTAAAGAATGGGCAACATCCCTTTCTACTCAAAAAATATCTTCGTCGCGAAATTTCAATCGAGACGGTGATTATCCTCAATGATATCTTCGGGTTCTTCGGTCATTGGAACAAGAAGATTGAGGATGGTGTCCTATGGCCCAGCATCCACAAGAAGCTGCTGAAGTATA